ATAATTTTTAGATTATGTTATTTATCAGTGTGTTAGATATACCAATTAAGCCATGTTTTCACATGGCTTTTTTTGTATGTCAACAATGCGATGGTGTCATTCGCACCCGATTGATATTTAACATCAATCTTCATTATGCGAAATCGAAGTGAGTGGAGGAGGCGGAGAAGGAGGAGGGAACGACGACGACGACAACGACGATCACGATCTGAGGTTTAGCATATTATAGCTTTGGCTCTTTTCGTTCTTCAATGTCGTTTTTTCGTTTGAGTTCTTTGTTGATACTCTTTATTCCAGTGCTTGACAATATGATGAATTGAATTAATTCAACTATCGTTACGCATACAACTCCACCTATGATGAATCCTAACCAGAAGTTTAAGTTTGATAGCATTTTTTTATTTCCTAATAATCAGGATCAACAAATATTATTAATCTGCTTTTTTTATTTCTTCGATATATTTTGTTACATCTTTTGAGGTAATGTCTTTTAAATACTTATAAATCAAGGCATTAATTATGTCTGCTTCTTCGATTCGTTCTTTTGTTTCGATAATAAAATCTAATGACTTATTTTTGATAGGTTCTACAAATTCCCCACGTACTCTATAAGTTTTTGATAAGTCTGATTTTTTCATGTGATGTCCTAACATTGTTTCATGCAACAACATTATTGTGTCACAAGTTGCAGTGTTGCACGCAATTCTGTTATATTTCTGTCAAAATGTTGCGTGTGATGTTGTTACATGAGTGCAGATCAATTAATTTTTAGAACAAAAGCAGAATTTGTGCAGGCATCTTTCGACCAAGTAGCCAAGATTGTTTCAGATCATGCACAACCATGTCTCGAAGCATTAACTCCTGCGATTTCTGCTGAAAAGTGTTTATTTCATCTTGCTGCTGTTGCTTCTGATTGGTCTTATGATTCATCTAAAATTGAAGCTTATGCAGACCTTTATAAAAATTCTAATTCAGAATTAATTGAAGCATTCGGGGGTGAAGACCAATGAATGCTTTAATGTCTCAAATCCTCGAATTTGATAATTCGTCTTTATCTCTTGTTGAAATCTTTGATCGTCAGAAATCTATCTTTGATGATATTCATGCTCATTCTGCATTTGGTGAAATTACGTTGGCAGACGGTCATGCCTTAAAAAACATGCTTGATGGCATTGTTAAAAATAAATTGGCTGCGATTGATAGCAAACCTGAAAAGCAGGCGAAGCCTGCTGAAACATCTATTCAAGAATTATTTGTTCAAAAAGTAGCCATTACTGCGCAAAACACGGCAGAAAGCACCCCTTTTTATAATATAGGGGTAGCGGATAGTAGCTATTCTCAAGACTTTAGCAGTCAAGCATCTGAATCTTATGCATTTCCAAGAAATTTAGATAACTACAAGTTAATTTCAACTCCGCAAGGCGTTGTCCCTGTACTTCGTGCAGTTCCAATTGATAACACCATTATCGGTATTGATTGGGTCACTTTTAGTTTCTGTCAAAGTACATTTGGCGATAAATATGCTCATTTACAGCCTGAACAAGTGGATTTATCTGTTGGTGATGCAATTGAGACTTGGCTGGATCAGCTTCTATTTGAAATATTCGGCTTTGGTATTGCTAAGAAGCGTGAAAAAGGTATGCATTTCAATCGCTATGGTTATGATTTACAAGATAATTTGGGGATGATCTTGTATGGTCATAATAATAAGCGTGTGACTGTTCAAATTAATGGTACTGGCTGCTGTCTAGCTCGTAAAGGTTGGAATGAGCAGCTTTATAAGTTTATGAAAGTACAGGCTATTTCACCTAAATTGGGTCGTATTGACTTAGCTTTTGATGATTTCGAAAGTGAGTTTGTATCTGTGGATATGGCTTATGAATGGGATAACCAAAACCTATTTTGGTGTGGTGGTTGCAATCCTGAAATTAATCAATTAGGTGACTGGAAGCGTATAAACGGCAAGGGACGTACATTGACCGTGGGTAATCGTGCTTCTTCTAAACATATGCGTTTTTATGAGCGTGGAAAAAAGGAGGGTGATTCACTAAGCCTTTGGACACGTGCAGAGTTAGAGCTTAAATCTACTGATCGTTACTTGCCGTTAGATATTCTTTTAAATCCAAGTCCTTACTTCAAGGGTGCTTATCCTGCACTTGAGATTTTATCAAATCAGCTTAATGACTTTGAAGCTCCTGAAAAGTGTCAACTTATTGAAAAACAAGCAACTATCAATGTTGATAAGGCTTTGGAAATTGTTAAACATCAATTCGGTAAATATATTCGCCAATTTCGAAAATTTATTAATGATGAAGATTTACTTAATTTAATTTCATCAGATAAAGATGTGATGCCAAAGCGTCTTAATTTCTCACATGCTGCTGTAATGCAAGCTTTACGCATTAATCAGCCAATTAAGAACAAAACAATCACTGAAACACCTTTGTTTGAAGGTGTTCCGTTTCTTATGTCAAATCAAAACTTTTATGAGGGATTAACTCATGCAATTTAAATCAACGATGGTAGTACTGGGTGCTAAGAGTTCTAAGGGTGAATATAACGGACGTCCGTTTGATTCGACAGTGATCTTTTATAAAGCCGATTTGCAAGATGGTGACAATTTCGTTGGTGAAGTTGGCGAACAAATTAAATGGGGTCATTCTGCAAATTTCCAAAAGATCAAAGACCTAGAGTTTCCTTTGATTGCTGATGTAACTATGGAACAGGTTTCAAATGGTAAGACTTCAACATTGGTTTTACTTGATTTAGTTCCGCAAAAACAGACAGCACCAAAGCCAATGGGTTCAAGCCAAACATAAATATCTTTACATATCAAAGGCTTGAAATATAGCCTTTCGTATAATGTATAATATGTAAATAAATCAATAACTTAGGTAATAATCATAATGACACAAGCTATTTATAAATGCAAGAAATGTGGGGCAACTTTCAATTCTCACGGCTTGTTTTCTGTTCATCATTACCACTGCACGGGGTAGAGATGGACAGTTATTTAGTTCTTGTTGCAATGGTTGTTGCAGCCTTAATTGGCTTCTGTATTGGTTTATACGTGCATAGAAACAAAGATTAAAAAAGATTTGATGGTCTAAGAACAATGGAAATTTTACGCATGAGGGCTTTTTAATGTTTGGATGTGCATCGGTAGATGAAGCAACTAATCAATGTCTACAGTGGGTCGAGTTTTCAATTATTCCAACGCTGTCGAATGAAGCTAGAGACGCGCTTCTAATAATAGTGATCTCAACCTACTTTACGGTTTTTGTCGTAAGAATCGTTAAAGGTTTAATTAAATCAAAATGAGGAGAAGTCTATGGACACTCAAAATCAACGTGAAAATCGCTTAATCAATCTTCGTAATACTGCAATTGGTGCTGGTGTTATTGGTACAGGTTTAGTGGCTTCAAATACACATGCTATCGGTATGAGTGATGTACAAAAAGCTTATACCGATTCAGGTGCAACCGAAACGGTCGACGGTACTGGTGTCATCATCATTACTTTAGCTGTGACTATCACAATTATTGGTCTAATCGTGGCACTGGTGAAGAAGAAGTAATTTCTTCTTTTCTTAATGAGGGGACATCTATGGAAGATTCATTTTTTAACTGGTTCATAGTTGTCCTCGTTTGGATAGCAATTCATAAAATGATGTTCTAAATATCTAAGGGATTTTTTATGAGATTTTTTAAATATTTAGTTGTGCTATTTGCATCAATTTTCTCAATTAATGTTTATGCAGACTATTGGAAATATAATAACTACACGTCAGGATCTGCAACAAGTCTTTGCTCTAGTTTAGTCAGTATTACTGAATTTTCTCCGAGTGCTCCATTTTCCCATATTGATGTAAAAATTAACCCTGCAACTCCCAATAACGCTACTTGCTATCACTACAATAAAAATCAAACTTTAACCCAGCTATATACACTTACTTTAGTAAAAGAAGTCTGTCAGCTAGACAAAAGAGAAGACTTTAAATGGTGGATTGATCGTGATTTGCCCGGCGCTGTTTGCTTAAGAAAATGTGAATATGTAAAAAAAGCGGGTGAAGGACAAGGCTGTGTTGATGTAGACATTGAAGGCGTTCCCGGCTTCGGTATTTGTGGTCCCGTGTACGGCACTGGTAAAGAATGTGATAAACCTGATCCTGATCCAAAGAATCAACCAAAGCCACCGCCACCATGCAAAAATTCAAACGGTAGTGATGCATATTGTGATAAGCCGCCCGAAGGTTGTGGTCAAGGGTACAAAGAGGCAATGTTCAATAATAAAAAAATCTGTGTAAAAGACTCAGACAATACACCTAATCCTAATGATCCTAATAACAATACAAATCCCCCTGATCCTGAAAACCCTAACGCTTGTACAAAGTCTTACTGTCCTAAGCCTGACGATAATAAATCTTGTCCTGATGGCTATTACAGCACTACGCATAACGGTTCTAAAATTTGTGTAAAGAACAACCCAAACAACCCTAATAATCCAAACGATCCTAAAGGCAATCCAAACGATCCAAATAATAATAATGGTGGTGATGGTTCGGGCAATAACGGTGGTGATGGCGGTGATGGTGGTGCATTTTGTGACGGCATAGGAAAAGCTCTATGTGACTCAATCATAGATATTAAAGACTTCCTCACCAAAGAGGGTGATACATCTGAACTTGAAGAAACCACACCTACTAGAGAGTTAGATTTAGGTCAAATTCAGACAGATCTATTTAAGGCTTCTGGGCAATGTCCTGCGCCTTATACCTTCCGCGCTCCAGTGGTTAATCATACTTTTACTGTTGATATCAGTAAGCTCTGCGATGTTCTTGAGATCATCGGAATATTTATTTCAATTGCTGCAATGATTCATGGAATTGCCATTCTAGTGGAGAACTCATAATGCAGGCTCTACTCATACCGTTACTTGGTCTCTTTGCTCGTTATTTCATTGCTCGTGCTCTTGTTGGCGCAGGTTTATCTGTTATCACATACATGGTCTTAAACAGTTTTGTACAAGAATTAAAAGACCTTTTGCAGGGCTATTTTTACGACATTCCGAGCAACTTTTTTTATGTCGTTCATCTACTTAAATTCGATTTTTATTTAAGCACTATCATCAGCTGCTACACCATTGCCATGTCTGTGAAGTCTGCAAAGCTTATGATTGGTAAAGCGTAGGTAATTAAAAATGCAATATATTATTGATGCTCCGCC